TACGCCGACAGTGGAGGTGAAGAGAGTTGATATTGAATGGCCGGAGCGTGACCCTATGAGCAGTCACCCATACCTTGAGAAGAAAAAGATTAAACTGCATAACGCCAAGATTGACGGCGACACGCTAACCATCCCAATCATTGACGTGAAGGGCAGGCGCGTAGGCGCGCAGTTTATTGATGCTGACGGCAAGAAAAAGTTTTCCTACCAGCTGCCCGTGATTGGCAACTTTAGCGTGATTGGCGGCCCCATTCGTGAGTTTGCATATGTTGCAGAGGGCTGGGCAACAGCCGCGACTGTACATGAGGCCACGGGCAAGCCATGCGTGTTTGCTTTGAATGCAGGAAACATTTTGGCTGTGATTGACAACCTGCAACAAGCCAAGCCAGATGCCGAGCTTGTCATTGCTGGCGACAATGACGATGCCGGGCGCAAGGAATGCGAGCGCGCATTCTCTGAGCTGGGCGTTGAGTACATCCTGCCCGACATGGAGGGGTGGGATTACTCTGACGTGTGGGTAAACCAAGGCCCGGCAGCGGCGAAGAAAGCATTGACCGTGCAGAGCGTCATGGATCAAATCTTTATGCCGGACGAGGCCATCCCGCAGTTGAGCCGCAACTATCTTGTGAAGGGCTGGCTTGGCGAGGGTCAAATGTCTGTGATCTACGGCCCATCAAACGTGGGCAAGTCATTCTTTGCGCTTGACCTTGCTTGGCACATCGCCTGCGGTGAGGAGTGGAATGGCCACAAGGTTATTGGTGGCTCTGTTTTATACCTCGCGACCGAGGGCGGCATGGCGTTCCACAACCGCGTGGTTGCTCTCAAGCAAAAGTATCCAGAGCATAAGAATGTGAAGCTGGCTGTGCGCCCTGCCCCGGTCAACTTGCTTGACGGCGAGGTTGACATGGCCGTGCTTGAGAAGCTGTGTCGTGAGGTGTCAAAGAAACACGGTCAGGTGAAGTGCATATTTGTTGACACTCTCAGCCGCTCAATGGCTGGCGGCAATGAAAACTCGCCAGAGGACATGACAAAGTTTATCGGCAATTGCGATAAGTTGCGCGAGATTACAAGCGCACACTTGGACGTGGTTCACCACTCCGGCAAGGATAAAGCTGCTGGTGCGCGTGGCCACTCAAGCCTCCGCGCTGCGACCGACACAGAGATCGAGCTTGATTACGATGAGAACACTGGCCTGCGCACGGCAAAAGCCACGAAACAGCGCGACATGGAAACGGGCGTTATATTTCAGTTTAAGTTAAACGTCATTGAGCTTGGCGTTGACGAGGACGGTGACAGCGTTACGACTTGTACTGTTATGCAGGCCACTGAGAGCGAGATTGAAGAGGCTAACAAGCCACGCATCAAGGGCAAGAACCAAGTCCTGATCCGCAAGGTATTCACGCAGCTACGCGGTGAGGGCGTCGGGCAGCCAAACCCCGGAGGGGTTGGGTGGCCAGAGCCGAGAACGCACTGGGTTATTGCTGAGGAGACTCTGAAGGACCACTTCATAGGCAAGGTGTCCTCAGCCGCAAACCCGCGTTCTACATACAAGCAAGCTGTAGACGCGCTTATTGGCGCTGGCCATATGGTTATAAACGATGGCCATGTGTGGTTCACTGACAACGAAGGCAAATGCAAGAACGTATAAGGAGGAAGACTGTGGAAGATTGGATAAACTGCCCTGAATGCGATGGCGAAGGCGAGGTTGAGCGCGATGTTTGGGTTCGCCAAAGCTCTACTTGGCACGGCGACTTTGGGAGCCACATGGAAGAATGCGAAGTCTGCAACGGCATAGGCCAGATAGACCCCTTGGAGGACTACCAATGAAATACGATCCAGACGCACTCACCCGCCACGTTCTTGACTGCGCTCAGCAAGGCATGTCACAGATTGAAACCGCAGAATTGCTGCGCGTGTCACCCACAACAATTGGCCGCATATGTTCGGCAGCAAACATAAAGCTCGAAAGGAAGAAACGTGAACACGGACCAAACTCAGATTATTATAAAAAGGCTAGAGCGCAACAACAGCATAATGCTGACGGAGCAGAAAACAGCGATGAGGCCAAACTTAAAGCAGCGGCTGGAAGAGCAGAAAGCGCTTCTCGATCTGCTAAAGCGAGATATGAAAAGGATGCAGCAGAGCGATTAAGGCTCAAGCTGAAGGGCGTAACCGATAAACACAAGCGCTATGAAATCACATACGGCCACTGCCTGTGGGAATTTGAAACGCTTATGTACCGCCAGCGCAAACGTGAAGCTTTGCCAACCGGGCCACGCAGGCCCACCACAGTAGCCCCATCAATGCAGCGCGCTGCTGAGGCCAGCAAGCAGCACAGCATTGACCAAGGCAATCGCCTGTTTGCTTTGATCCCGTATGACCAGCGTGTGACTGCCGCAGAGGCCGCTGAGCTGCTGGGTGACAGTATTCCCCGCACGTCAAGCTATCTCAAGAAAATGTGGGAGGCCAACAAGGTTTACCGCGTGCGAGACTTGGTTGAAGTTCCGGGCTGCACAAAGCGCCAATGGCGTTGGGTGTTTAGCAAGCAACCTATTCAGCCGCTGAATAATTGCTTTGAGGATGATGGGGATGAGTGACCAAGAGATAGAACACAAAATCCACATCGCCGGACTTGTCGGAGCCATCTTTGGCTTTGCAAGCGGCGCTGGCTTAATGATGATGGTCGGGATTATATTTTGATGTCGTGTGGGTGGCGTGATGTTGGCACATTCGTAGCGCAGACCAATAAACAATGGTTACGGTTAAGCCACCCACTCAAACTTTCTAATCAACCGCGCACCGACCCGCAAGCGATTATTTAAAGCTGTCGAATGTTTTTTGCATTGACAGCTTTTCGTCCATAAATTCTTCAGTTGATACATATGTTGTAACAGTGGTCAGCTCATCGCCCCGGCGAAAGACCACAGCGCCCAGATTGATCGCAACAAACGCAAACACGTCAGACACGCCTACGTCTTTTCTGGGAGTGTAAAATGCGTATTTCGTGCTGGTCCTATATTTTTTGCCAGCGGTCTTAACTTGTAGGGTTAGGGTGCGTGCATCCATCTGTATATACGCGTCGTGGTCCTTGATCTGACACAACGTGCAAGTGTACCCGGCAAGCGAAAGGCGGGATAAAGCTAAATGCTCACCCGCCCTGCCTACTGCCGCACTGGCTTTTTGGTCTTGCTTGGCCACTTGCTCAAGTTAGCAGCCAAGTGTGGATCTTGCGTGTCTGGTTCACCCTATCCTCAAGCCCGTGGTATCCGCCATTCACTCTGCGCGTGATCCTCTTGATGGTCTCATCGCTCACGCCGTCATCGGCAATGGCGAACAGGCCGTTCTTCTGGAAGAACCATAGAGCTGTCTCAAACGCATATTCGTCCGCCAGCTTTGACGGATACTCAAGCACCTCGGGCAGGTTCATGTCCGCCGCGAAAGCCTTGACGTTTGATTTCCCGGTGAGCTGCAAGAAACCCTTGCCTGCAAAATTAAACCCGTCGCCACTGGCCTCGTCTCCATTACCCATCCGGCTTGAGTAGACCTTGTTTGCCAGCCCCTGCGGGTTTTTCGCATATGGCTCTGCACTCTCAATAGTCGGAAAACGTGACGGCCAGACGGCTTGGATGCGCTCAGGCGTCGAGTAGTATAGCCCCTCGGTGGTGCGCTTAAATCCGCCGCTCTCGTGGTGGGATTGGCCAAGCAAATGCGCGCCACGATTGGGTGACAGGTCATAGTGCTTAGCGATGGCTCGGGCCGTGTTTGGGCCAAACGCGCCATCGGCAGATACTCCAATTTTCGCTTGGAGCAATTTCATGGCTTCACTCATTTTTTAGCCTTTTTCTTTGCTGTCTTGGCAGCCGCTTTAAATGCACTGGCCTTTGGCGCTCCTTTTGCGCCGGGCTTGCGCATTTTCTCTCCGCTTCCGGCTTTAATGCGCGCACGTTTTTTGTGAATGTTTGAGTACAGTCCCATTTCATTAAGTCCTCTTCGATTTAGTGCCGGAGCATTTCCAGCGCTTGCGTGAAAGATTGAGCGGGCTGTTTGGATCAGCCGCAGCCTTGGGAAACTTTTTCTTCTGCGCGGCAGAGCGTGCGCAGTACGCATCGCCCTTGGATGTGCCGGGCTTGACCCGTGGGCCGCCGCCTTTGGCTTTGCCCGCTTGACCGTAACTAACTTTTTTGCCAGACGCCGTGACTTTAACTCGGGCTTTGCCCTTCGATGGTGTAGCCATTATTTCGTTAACCCCTGTTTTTTCTCGTAACTGCGCAGGCCGCCAAGCCCGAGCATTCCCATCATAACAGTCATTAGGCTGCCCATGTCAAATGACGGCAGCTCTGGTATCTCGACCCCGGCCGCGGTTACACCAAACACGATAAGCGGCTGCAATACAAAGTGATATGCAAACGCAACGCCGCACACCCAGCCGATGAACGGACGCCAGCCGCCCTTAAACACTGACCCGCTCGCAGCTTCGGCCTTGTTGATTTCAAGCTGTCCCTTTGCAAGCTCCTGAGCATGCCGCTCAGACATAGTTGCAATCTCATGGGCGAGTGCCGCCTTCTGGTCTTTATCCTCAATGAATTTGTCTAATATGCCCGTCACAGGGCCAATGAGAGCCTGCAACATGGTTAATCCTTTTTGGCTTGATAAGCATTGGCGCCGAAGAACGCGCCCAAGATGAGTGATGTCGCTGGGAAGTATATTGTGGCCATCGAACCGAGGATGTCGGACGCTGCGTTCAGACCTAGATAACTAGACACGATCACAAAGAATGGATAGCCAAGCATCCCAGCCAGCACCCACCAAATCATTTTGCGGGACTGGTCGCGCTGGGCGTTGTCATCCTCAATCCGCATCCGGCGATCTTCAAGCATCATTGCCTTTTCTTCTGGGTCGATCACGCCGTTGCCGTTCAGGTCATAGTCGCTCATGGCGGCCTCCTATCTAATTGGGTTTTTAACTAAGTCATCAAACGCTGACCAAAGATCCTCGATCTCCATCTCATAGGTATCCAGCTTGTCTCCGATACCATCGGTTACAGTCGTTGACTTTTCAACCATTGACCGCAAGTCCATAAGACTGCGTTGTTGCTCAAGAATGTTAGTCATTTGTGTGCTGATCTGCGTGAGCTGTGTGTTTAAGCCAGCCACATTGTTCTGCGTCAGTGTCTGCTCTATTGCCTGTATCCGTGAGGTCGCATCAAGAACCTCAATCACAGATTCCTCTAGCCCATTGAACCTAGAAATCGCATCATAGCCATAGTAAATACCACCACTAAGACTAGATAGCAGAGGCACAGCAGCAGCAATATACCAACCTCGAAGCGTAAACCCGCCA